CGTTTACTACCCCGCTCCTCGGCACCCCCACTTCCGGTAACTTGGCAAACTGCACGGGTGTCTCTCTGACCACTGGTGTCTCTGGCACACTTCCAGTTGCTAACGGTGGTACAGGCGCTACCACGCTGACTGGCTATGTTTATGGCAACGGAACAAGCCCGGTGTCTGCGTCCACGACCATAAGCGGGGCTAATATTACCGGTAATATCACGGGCAATGCTGCCAATGTCACAGGTACGGTGGCTGTTGCCAACGGTGGTACGGGTCTAACCACTACACCATCTAACGGCTTCGTAGACATCGGCAACGGCACGGGCTTCACCCGTGCAGCTATTACTGCGGGTTCGGGCGTTACGATCAGTAATGGCGTTGGCACCATAACTATTGCTGCTACGGGAACCGGCGGCACAGTTACATCTGTCGCCACTTCTGGAAGTGTGAACGGCATTACTCTGACTGGTGGTACAATTACTTCTACCGGTACTATAACACTGGGCGGTACGCTCTCTGGTGTTAGCCTGACAAGTCAGGTTACGGGCACTCTGCCAGTTGCTAACGGTGGTACTGGTGGTACGACGCAGGGCACGGCGCAGTCCGCGCTTGATGTCCCCTCGCGTGGCGGTTCAGGTGCCTCAGGCACTTGGGCTATTAACGTCTCTGGTAATGCTGCGACGGCTACTAACCCGGCTGGTGGTGGCACGTTCATTACGTCGAACAATATTGCCAGTCAGTCTGTTAATTTCGCTACCACAGCGACCAACGCCACTAACGCCACTAACGCCACCAACGCGACCAACGCCACTAATGCTACCACGGCTACCACAGCCACCACAGCCAACGCCCTGAACAGCGCTAACTCCTACACCGCCGTGGATTTCACGGCTACCTCGGACACCCGGCTGAAGGACGTTTACGGCCCGATTATTGATGCACTGGACAAGGTAGACGCCCTAAGCGGGTTCTACTATCGCAACAACGACAAGGCTCGTTCGCTGGGTCAGGTCAAAGAAGATCAGCAGGTTGGCTTGTCTGCCCAAGACCTGCATGAAGTCTTGCCGGAAGCTGTTAGCCGGTGGTCGGTTGATCCTGAGTATTTGGTCGTCGCCTATGACCGTGTCATCCCCCTGCTGGTCGAGGCGATCAAGGAACTGCGGGCTGAAGTTAAGGCGCTGAAGGGTTAAACATGCCTGTTTCAAACCCAGCACAACTTACAAGTGTCGTAGCTATATTTGGCGGTCCCGGCTCGCTTAGTTCTTATTTGGCTGGTGGTGTTTACGTTCCGCCCGGAACAACTGGCGTTAACGGGGCCGTGCCAAGTAGCCTGCCAATACCGCTTTCCAAGCTGGCTGGCACAGTTAATTTTACTCCGGTTACCAACACCTACACCACCGGAGCGGGTAACGAGACGGTACCGACGAGTGCTTCCAGTGTAACTATTACTGTGGTCGGTGCAGGTGGTGGTGGTGGCAATTCGTATACTGACCCCGGCCCGGGCGATTACAACAGCGGCGGTGGCGGCGGCGGTGTTGGCTTCTCGACTATAACCAGAGCGGTTGCGTCAGGCGACTGGGCTACGACAATAGCGTATTCCGTGGGCACAACTGCCGCCATTTCTTCTACCACTACGGGTTCGCTTGTCGCTGGGTCTGTGTCTCTCACGGGTGGCGGCGGCGGCAATGGTGATAACGCTAACTCTGGCAGTGGTGGTGCTGGCGGTGTTGGAGGTACGGCTTCTGGTGGTAGCACGAACACCAGCGGCTCTGCTGGCGGAAACGGTACAGCGAGCGGCAGTAGCGGCAACCCGGGCGGTGCGGGCGGTGCTTCTGGTGGCACGGCTTATGGTGATGGTGGTGCTGGCGCTGATGCCCCCGGTACGTCTGGTGCGCTTGTTGGTGGCGTTATTATCTTTGCTTGGACATAGGAGATTTAGATGGCTTTTGATCCCGTCTCAGCCGCCCTTGATATCGGTAGCAAAGTTATTGACCGCGTGTGGCCTGATCCGGCCCAGAAGGATGCTGCCAAGCTAGAGCTTATGAAGCTCTACCAAAACGGTGATTTGGCCGTTCTTGCTGCCCAGACGGAGCTCGCCAAGGGCGCAGCGGATATCATCAAAACTGAGGCTGCGGGCGGGTTTCTGGCCTCTAGCTGGCGTCCGATCACCATGCTGGTCTTTGTGGCCCTGATTACGGCCCGGTGGTTTGGCTTTGCTGCGCCTAACTTGCAGGAAGCTGAGTATCTCAAATTGTGGGATATCGTCCAGTTGGGTCTTGGCGGGTATGTTATTGGCCGCAGCGTCGAAAAGATCGTGCCGTCCGTTGCTGAAGCTCTGAAGAAGTAACCCCATGCCATTTATCAAGCTTCAGTTCCGACCCGGTGTTAACCGAGATCAGACCGACTACTCTGGTGAGGGTGGTTGGTACGAGAGTGAGAAGGTACGCTTCCGCTCGGGTTACCCCCAGAAGCTTGGTGGTTGGGTAAAACAGACAACCAATACCTTTGTCGGTGTGGCCCGCCAGATGTGGGCTTGGATTACTACCTACGCCGATGACTTTCTAGCTCTTGGGACGCAGAAAAAGGTCTATATCGAGGCTGGTGGTATTTTCTACGACATCACCCCGTTACGTACTAGTGTCCCTACACTGTCAAACCCCGACACGAATAACTGCGTGGCTACGGTGTCTGGGTCTTTTAAAATAATTATTAATCTTGGCGTCTCGCACAATGCAATTACCGGGTCCTACGTAACTATTGCCGGGGTTACGGGCACCGTTGGCGGCGTGCCCAACTCTGAAATCAACGCTAACCACGAGATCGTAGTTACCTCCGCAACTGCGTTCTATTTCCCGGTTACAACGGCTGCTACTTCTACTGCGGCAGCGGGTGGCGGAACGTCTATCACTATCGACTTCGAGATCGAACCCGGCAACGCAACAATCACTGCCGGTTATGGTTGGGGTGCGGGTAATTGGGGTCGTGATACTTGGGGTCTGGGGTCTACCACTGGCGCGGTGTATGATCCGCAGCAGGACTGGTGGTTTAATAACCTCGACAACGACCTTATTATGAATATCCGTAACGGTGCTCCCTATTACTGGGCTCGCGGCACTGCTACGGACCCGACTGCATCACTGGCTACCCGGGCTATTACCTTGCAGGCTGTTGCTACGGCTGATGGTTTTGACCCCAACGATGTCCCCGTTAAGGTTATGCAGACCCTTGTGTCGCAGCAGGACAAGCACGTCCTTGCTTTTGGTGCGGTGCCTTACGGTAGCACTGATCCCGACGACTTTGATCCGCTTCTTATCCGTTGGTCGGACCAAGATGAACCCGGTCAATGGGAACCAAGCGTTACAAACTCGGCTGGTTTCCTGCGGGTATCTCGTGGTTCCCGTATTGCTTGCGCCCTGCCAACACGGCAGGAAATATTGGTTTGGACAGATACCCACCTCTATACCTTGCAGTTTACCGGTACTACCGACGTGTTCAGTTTGCAGGAATACGCAGACAACATCTCTATTATATCGCCCCGTGCCACCATAAGCGCGGCGAGTGTTACGTACTGGATGGGCCAAGATAAGTTCTATGCGTATTCGGGTCGTATCGAAACGCTGGCCTGCACCCTGCGTAACCATGTATTTGAGAACATCAACTACAATCAGGCAGACCAGATTGTCTGCGGTACAAATGAGCAGTGGAACGAAGTCTGGTGGATGTACCCCAGCGCGGATTCTAACTGGAACGACAAGTACGTAATCTATAATTACGCGGACCAGATTTGGTACTACGGCACAATCCAACGCACAGCTTGGCTGGACACGCCGCTTCGGCTATTTCCGCAGGCAATGGACACGGATGAAAACCCAACCACAGCGACGATCACTGGGTCTATTACCACTACCACGCTGACCGTCACGGCTGTGACCGGGACTATACAGGTCGGCATGATCCTTACCGGGGCGGGTCTGACGACGGATACCTACGTCGTTGGGCAGATCACTGGCACTGCGGGCAGTACCGGTACCTACGAGATCAGCCCGACTCAGACGGTTATCACTACTACGATTACGGGTTCTATAGGCGCTCCCGGCCAGCTGTATAACCACGAAGACGGTATTAACGACGACGGCGTAGCCATGGAAGCTTATATCCAGTCAAACGACTTCGATATCGAAGACGGGGAGCAGTTCATGCTCACCAGACGCCTTATACCTGACCTCGACTTCGCGGGTTCCACGGCGGCTGAGCCAGAGGCTACGCTTACAATACGCCCCCGTAACTTCCCGGGTTCGGCGTTCACGGGTGGTGCGTCGGACTCCCAGCCGGTGATCGAGACTTCGGTTGGTGTGTATACGGGGCAGGTCTTTGTCCGCGCCCGGGGTCGTCAGTTGGCGCTTAAGGTCAGTTCGGCTGATCTGGGGGTCCAGTGGCAACTGGGTGCTGTACGTCTCGATGCCCGTCCGGATGGCAAACGCTGATGGCTCTAGTTAGCTTCAAGCACTCCCCCCTGCCAAGCCCTCCGCAGAGCTATGACGCCCAGTACGTGCGACAATTAGTCCGGGTTATTGAGCTTTACTTTAACCAGCTAGACTCTCAGACGCCAAATCAGGCACAGTCTTATGCAGCTAACTACTTCTATAGTCTCAACTCCTCCACCGTTGCCCTGCTTCCCGCTGCCACCACCTATAAGGGGGCTAGGACTTTTATCACGGATGGCGCAGCAGTTCCCGTGTTCGGGGCGGTTGCTGTGGGTGGTGGGGCGCTGTTCCTGCCTGTTTTCTCAGACGGCACTAACTGGCGTAACGGCTAGTGCTGTAACTACTTTGGTACTATAACACCCGTAACGCCTTGGAATTAGGGATAACCCCGCTATGCACGCAGCAGCTCAGCACCTTCAGGCCCAAGGACGCGGCGACGACTCTATGCTGGTCCACATGACCCCCGGCGAAGTCGGTGGTCTGCACGCGCTTGCCCGGTCTGCCGGTGGGTCTCTGACAATTAATCCCCAAACTGGTCTAGTGGAGGCGGGTTGGCTCAGCAGCTTACTGCCCATCGTCGCTGGTATTGCGGGTAGTTTCGTAGGTATTCCGCCTATGGTTACGGCAGCAGCAGTAGGAGCGATTACTGGTATAGCTAAGAAGGACTTAAAAGCGGGCCTTATGGCTGGCCTTGGGGCCTATGGCGGTGCTGGTCTTGGTAGTACGCTTAGCGGGATTGGTGCTGGGTCCTTAGCTGCGGCTACACCCGCCGCAACTGCTACGCTTCCCGGGGCTGTAGTACCCGCTGCATCTTCGGCGCTTCCGGGGCTGGCTGCTCAGGCTGTTACCATTCCAAGTTCGACATTATCTGCGTTTCTTCCACAATCAGTAGCCACAGCGGCGGGTGCGGCTAGCCCTACTCTTGCTAATTTCGGGGCAGGGCTTGGACAGCTGGGTACCAAAGCGGGTTTATCGGCCCTTGGTGATGGTCTTTCTATGACGCAGATTGGCGGGCTTGGTGCCGGTGTTCTTGGTGCTATGTCCGACACGGGTAGTTACAAAGGTATACC